GGCGGGATTTTATCCCCGATGAAACGAATTGATCCATGACCGAAAAGAAAAGCCCGACTATCTTCGATAATTGCAAGATTTCGCTGACTAACGCTGGATCCTGGATTGGTCCCGCCGATCTAGGTGCTGTCACGACATTATTGAGATTGGCCCGACTAATTGATGACCTTCTTGACATGGGCGAAACAAAAGATCTTGCGCCATTGTTGTCCAGGCTTTCGACAATTATGGATCAGCTGCAATTAACCCCGAAGTCTAGAATTGATCAGGACCTATCAACCAAAAAGGAAGAATCCAATGGCGACGAATTCCAACAAAGTTATCTTCGGATCGTCAACACCGCGGATCCAATCAAAGCCAATCCAGGGAAGAAGCCTAGGTCCCCTAGTAAGTGATCTCGCCGATCACATTGGCGTTCCCTTTATGCCGTGGCAAAAACACGTCATGGAAGATGCTTTGAAAGTTGATGATGACAACAAATGGATCAGGACAACAACGGGGATCCTTGTTGCCCGTCAATCAGGTAAGTCCCATCTTGTACGAATGCGGGTCCTAGCGGGGTTGTATTTATTCGGCGAAGCGCAATCTTACGGCATCGCACAGAATCGCCGATTGTCGATCGATCACTTATGGAAGATCGTTGACATGGCGGATTCGGTGTCATGGATGCGGAAGCGGATCAAAAGAATTTCAAGGACCAACGGATCGGAATCAATTGAAGTCTGGTGTCATCACTATCCCAATGAATGCGAAGGGTCCTGCAATCGTGTCCGGAAATTCGGTGTCTTAGCTGCAACCGCTGACGGGGCGCGTGGCGCGTCCGCGGATTTCTTATGGGTCGATGAACTTCGAGAGATTCAAGAATCGGTCTGGTCCGCAGCTGCGCCGATTACCCGTGCCAGATCTAACCCTTCGACGTGGGTATCAAGTAACGCGGGCGACCTAACATCGACGGTCTTAAATGATTTACGCAATCGCGCATTAGCCGACGACAACCCGCGTCTTGGATGGTACGAATGGTCCGCCGAACCTGGATGTCGGATCGATGACGTCAAAGCTTGGCAAGATGCTAATCCCGCACTTGGTCACACCGTCCAGATCCAATCGCTTCAAGATTCTGTCGCCCGCGATCATCCCGACACGGTCAGGACGGAACTATTGTGTCAATGGATTCAAGCTTTAGATAGTCCTTGGAACATGGACGAATTCGACGCTGGCACGGATCGGACGTTGGTGTTGGATTCATCAGGCGTCCCAACATGGGCGGGGTTGGATCTTGTATTTAATCGGACCGAAGCGTTCTTGGTCACGGCGCAAGAAGTCGATGGCAAGATCAGGGTCTTTCTTCATCAATGGAAAAAGGATGGGCCGATCAATGATCGTGAACTTGCATCCGAAATCGCTGTCATCGCCAGACAATACAAGATTAGACAAATTGCCTTCGACCCAAATACCGGTGGATACGTCGCGCCATTACTTCAAAAGGCAGGGATCAGGATGGAATCGACGCCGTGGTCTTCGGCGTATTTTGCGACGTTGTGTGACGTCACTATGTCATCGATGAACGCAGGCAGAATCGCACACACGGGACAAGTCGAACTTCGGACCCATCTTGCAGCTTGTGCCAGGCGTCCCGCGTCCGATGGTGGATGGCGGATCGCCCGTCGCGCTAGTCAGACACCAATATCCGCAGCTGTCGCGATGGTCCTTGCCGTTGGACACGCCGAAGCACCGCGGACAAGTGTTGTGTCCGCTGTCGTGTAATATCGAAACGATTGATCCCTAAGCAATCAAAGACGACCCGCGGAATCTTGGCTTCGCGGGTTGTCTTATGTAACAACACGCTTCAAATTGTTTCATTAGTTGCATTGTGACAAATAAACGTCAACGATGAGAACATGGGATTCTTGAACGCGTTTCGCATCACTAACGATGACCAATTCGTTCCAGGCATGACCGTCCGCGCAGCTACGATGTCCGACATCCCATATTCAGGATTGTCTTCGGCATGGGGATTCCCTGGCGAAGTCCCTAACATTGTGACCGTCACCCGCGAACAAGCGATGACCGTCCCTGCCGTTGCCCGCGCCCGTGGCATCATCGCAGGATCAATCGGAACAATCCCATTGTTGTCCTTCAACCGAATTACAGGCGCACGAATTACCAATCGGACACTTATCGAACAACCTGATCCCGCACTTCCAAGAATCAACACGATTTCATGGCTTGTCGATGACTTGATGTTCTACGGGTCCGCCTATTTACAAGTGTTGGATGTAAGCCTTGAAGATGGACGTCCTTACCGCGCCCGCCGAATCAATCCAGGACGCGTCACTTGGAATGTAAGTCCCGACGGCACGATGATTACTTCTTACAACGTGGACACAAAGCCTGTCCCAAATTCCGGACTAAATTCTTTGATCGTCTTCCAATCAATCGAAGAAGGATTGATCGCCCGCGCAGGTCGAACGATTAAGACGGCGATCGAACTTGAACAAGCGTCCTATCGCATGGCAGCTGAACCCGTCCCGCAGATGGTCCTTATGAATGAAGGCATGAATCTTCCAGGCGATCAGGTCGCAGGATTGATGGACACATTCAAGCGGGCGCGACGCGAACGATCGACGGCATATGTCGAAGGTCCGATCAAGTTGGAAGTTGTCGGTCTAGATTCTGCCCAAATGCAGATGGTCGAAGCCCGTCAATTCTTGTCCGCCGAAATTGCGCGAACCTGCGGAATCCCTGCCTGGTACTTGAACGCCGAATCCGCTTCAATGACCTATTCGAACGTGACCGCCGAACGTCGTTCATTGTTGGACTTCGGCCTTCGCCCATATATTTCGATTATTGAAGAACGTCTTTCAATGGATGACGTGACGCCACGAAATCAGATTGTCCGATTCGCAATCGATGACTTCTTACGCGGAAACCCAATGGAACGCGTTGACATTACGATCAAATTGCTTGACGCAGGAATCATCAATCTTGACGAAGCCCGCGAAATGGAAGATCTTGCGCCACGCGGGACCGAACCTGCAACCGACAACGGCACAACGCCGACGTCACAAACGAGAGAGATCCCGACCCAATGAGATTAGATTTCAGCGCACCGATTACAGCTGCGAACGTGGAAGACAAAACAATCACCGGAATTGTTGTTCCGTTCGGTAAGCCTGGCGCGACATCGATGGGACCTGTCGTCTTCGAACTTGGCTCGATCAACGAAATCGACCCCGCATCCGTCAAGCTTCTATTAGAACATGATAATCGTCGCCCGATTGGTCGAGCCATTAACTTCAGCATTACGCCAGGCGGGATCAACGGCACATTCAAGATCGCCGAAACTACGGCAGGCGCGGACGCATTGATCGAAGCGTCGGAAGGGTTGCGCGATGGCTTATCCATTGGCGCGATGATAGATCAACATGAAATTCGTGACGGAATAATTCACGTCACGTCGGCACGAATGATCGAAACAAGTTTGGTGACATCACCTGCCTTCGACGATGCCCGTGTCACACAAGTCGCAGCTTCGGAACACGAAGAAGGCGAAACACCCGAAACGATCGAGGAGATCGAAACTATGTCAGAACAACCAATCGAAGAAGTCGAAGTTGCTTCCGAAGTTGAAGCTTCAAAGGTCGAAGCATCTTCATTCGGATCACCAATCTTCACAACACCCCGCGCCCTTCCAGAATTAACCGCTGGACAGTACGCAACCAAGATCCTTGAAGCCCAACGGGGCGATCGTCACGCGCAGGAATTTTTGACCGCAGCTGGCGAAGCAACAACAAACAACAATTCCGGTCTGATCCCCGTGCCATTCTTGCGCGAAGTGATCGGCGTTGTTGATTCATCCCGTCCATTCGTTGATTCCATCACCCGCGCAGCTTTGCCATCCGCTGGAATGTCATTCAGAATCCCGCGCTTCGTAACCCTGCCTACGGTTGAAGAAACCGATGAATTGGCAACACCATCCGACACAGCAACCGTGATCGATGATCTGACCGTTGATGTTGTGAAATTCGCTGGCCAACAGCGCGTATCAATCGAGCTTCTTGAAAGAAGTGATCCGTCCTACCTTGACGAGCTTCTTCGCGGATTAGCTGCGTCCTACGCACAACAAACCGATCTTTACGCATTCAGCGAAGGCGTTGTCGGTTGTGGCGCATCAGGCGGAACAGGTTACGTCGCAGCTATTGCCGACGCCATTGGCGATTCTGCAAGTGTGATGAGATTCAACCCAAATCGTCTTCTTGTAGGTGCTACACAATACGCGTCAATTCTTGGCGACGTAGATGATGCTGGTCGTCCGTTGTTCAACGCCGTCGGCAACACATCCAACGCAGCTGGTCAGAATGTAATGTCCCGCGGAAACGTAATGGGTCTTGATTTAGTGGTTGATTACAACATCGGCGCAACTAATATCCTTGCTTACCCATCCGCCTATGCGACATTCTACGAAAGCGGAACCGCACAAGTACGCGTCAACGTAATCGACACAATGACCGTCGAGATCGCTGTCTATGGCTTCGTGGCTCTAGCCAACAAGTACCCAACAGCTATTCGGGCAATCACCGTCAGCTAGTTGAAACATCGTGACGGGGATCGTCCTGGTCCTGAACGGTCCCCGTCACTTCAATCGAAGGATTCCAAATGTCACTAATCGACTTGAATGATTTCAAGGATGTTCTAGGTGTAGGCGATATCTACCCCGACGCACA